CAGGCCGGCTGGACATCACTCGCGCAACTGCCGACGTACGGCCACGTCACCGACGCGGCGGCCCGGCGCCTGGTGGACGGCAACGCCGCCACGGTGGCCACGATCCTGGGACAGATTCAGCGGGACCCCCTGCCGCTTCGGCGGTCTGGTGGACAGGTGAGCGGTAGTACACAGGGTAAGCGCAGACGCCGCGAAACCGCGAAATAGCCTACAAACATTAGGGAAACTGGCGACTGGTCGAGTGCTTCACGGACGCGACAGCCACTTTTCCGGGGATCGCACATTCGGCCAGTTTTGGCGATTCAGGCCCGTGTTTATTGATGTTTTCGCGCAAGCTCGCGCAGACTCGAAACGGCTCAAACAGGCTGAAGTCATGTTGGCGGTAGTACACAGGGTAGTACACGAAACGGAGAAGGAGATCAGATGATCTGGTTCTTCTTTTGGGCCGTGGTCGGGGCACTGATTGGCGCCTCCGCCGCGCAACGTCGGGGCTTCAATACGATGGCCGGCGCGGTGAGCGGCTTGCTCCTTGGGCCATTCGCGTTCGTGCTGTACTTCGTGTCCGGGGTGCTGCGGCCCAACGAGGGCCGCAAGTGCCCGTTCTGCGCCGAGTGGATCAAGTCGGAAGCCACCGTGTGCAAGCACTGCCACCGTGAAGTGCCACCGAACGTGACTATGCGATAGCAGCTGTCGTTATGAGCCCAACGGATCACGCAAAAAGCCCAATAAAACGGCCACTGGTCGCCGGACTGGGAGCCGTCACTCGTCGAGGAGCGTCTTACAATCTGCCGGGAGCCCAGCACACCCGCATTCGTTCTTGAGGAGACAGATCCCCGCGTCATCGTGGAAACCCTCGTGATGCCCGCACGGACACACCTTCGGCGCAACGGGATAGGACCATGACGGGACGTCTGGCGTATCGTCGCGCGGGCCGCAGCCGTGCCGTTGCAGCAGTTCCGGGATCGCCGCTCGCAGGTGCTCCGGGATATTCGTAGCTTCACGATCTGGTCTGTTCATACATCACCACTCTGACACGGACACTTCTCGTCGCCATCGCCGTTATTGATCCACGGCTCCCCGTCTTCATCGACTGACACCAGCCCACCACAGCCGCAGATCAGCGGTTGGCCGTCATAGAAACAGCCCTCCCCGTCTGAAGCCGCACCGTTGCCGCCACAGCACGGGCATTCGAGATATGTCAGACCATGACCGATGGAGTAATTGCGTTTAGTCATGGGGAGATTCTAACGCCGTCAGCGGCGATCAGACGCCCGTCCCCAACAGCTGCTTGACCCACACCGACTGCGCGAGCAGCGCCCCCAAGGCCGGCAGATCCCCGACGTAAAAGCCCTTGATGGCGTTCACTTCCTCCTGCGACAGCCCGAGCGTAATCAGATCCGCATCCGGCCACGACTCGAGCTGTATGCGGAAGTGATCGCCGTCGGCGATCGCGTCCCGGATGCGCGCCGCCACTTCCCCAGCGGTCGACTGGACATTCTCCGCGGTGAACTGTTTCCCGGCTTGCACAATGGCCATGAGCGATTCCCTTCGATCAAATCCGCACGCAACTAAAGCGCCCGTGCAGCACGTTGAGATTGACGCCGCTATTTTGGTAAAGCAAGACGACCGGCTGCGCGCCCGTGGTGAGCGGCCAGACGACCGACACAAACGTCGTCGTTTCGGCGGCGTTCGCCGAACCGACCACGGTGCTGCGCGCCAGCTCGAGGCCGCCGCCGTTATCAAAAATCTTGACCCGGCGAATATTCGCGGCGTGTGGTTCCCACTGGATCGCACAGGTCAGGAGATACAGCCCGCCCTCGTTCGCCGGAATCTGGAATCCATTGTTGGCCCACTTCAGCCCGGCGGGTGTCGCCCAGTCCGTCGTGTCCCAACTCTGAAAAAAGAGTTCCACCGCATGCACCGTCGTCACGGGCGACAGCCGCGCAATGCTCGCCCCGTGCAGCGACGGATCGAGGCCGTCGGTCTGCGCCTTGATCTGCGCTTTGTTCCAAATCGTTCCAACGGTGTTGGTCCCGTTGTCGTCGACCAGGGCATCCCACCACGGGCGCTGCATCGGCATGGCTAACTCGCCCCGCCTTCCCGGCCGCGCAACCGGCGCAGCAGGTCGGCAAACGTAAACAGTTTGTTACTGGCTTCGACGGTGCGCTTCGGCAGCACCCGCGCCAGCCCGCCCGTGATGGCAATCTCTGAGAACCGGATCCGCTGAATGCGAAACGTCCCGCTGATCGGCGGCGTCGTCAGCGTGACCGTGATCAGCCGCCCCACCTGGCAACTGGGATCGCGGGTCGTAAACGTCAGCGTCCGACGCGGATCTTTGCGGTCGGCCAGGAGCGCCTCGGCGTAGTCCTGCAGCTCGCGCAGCGTCATCCGCGAATCGCTGAAGACTTCCTCGACCACGCCATCGGCGCGCACCGCCGACCCGAGCCGCGCCGCCAGCGCATCCTGCGCCGCCGTGTCATTGATCTCGATGCGCAGGGCGAGGGTCTCGCCCTTGCGCACGACTTGCGTCAGCCCCGCCACGCCCACCAGCCGCGGCTGGCGGAGCACTTGCGCGCCATAGCGCACGGTGGCCGTCAGCGCCCCGGGGCCGCTGGCCGGGAGGCCGGTCAGCGTGCCCGCGCCCAGGCCGGTGTACTTGATCACCAGGTCGCCAATCTGCGCCCAGCCGCCCGCCACATCGCCGGGAATCTCCGGCGCAAACGGCGTGGTGCTCGAGACGGGCAGGCTGGTCGCCCCGGCGAGCACGGTGCCCTCGTCCTTGATGGTGGACGTGTCGAGCGTCGGCGGCGCCGCCCCCAACGACGCATCGGCGATCGTGTCGCTGAAGTCCGTCGCGGTGTTGTTGGCGAGCGTGCCCAGGAGCTTCAGCGCCGCCCCATTCGCCGTCGTGCGATAGAGCTTCCGCCCCGTCACCCCCGACGCACTCGACACGGGCACTTGCTTGACGAGGACCGACCCGAAGCCCGTCGCCGCCGGGATCGTGCCCGAGGAATACCCCGCGCAGCATTGATAGACCCAGCCGCCGGAGATAAACCCGCTCGATGTCGCATACTGCCACGGCTGATAGTTGTCGGACCGATAGACGATGAAGTGATTGACCGTGGCCACCGGCCCGCCCGGCTCCAGGGTCGGATAGTAGTAGCCGTCCAGGTACGGCGCCGTGACCCCGACGTAGACTTCCCAGTCGTAGCCGTCCCACGCATACGCGACGGTCGGTGTCCCGAGCGGCCCCCACGCCCCGCCGTTATAGACAATCTGCACCGCGAACCGAATCGGCCCGCCCGCGGCCGAGATCATGCCGGGCGGATAACTGTTCGGCCCCCGCGACCGGGCCGCCACCGCGGGCGGCGGCAGCATCGTGATCGTCTTGATGGTGATCGCCCCGAGCGGCCCGGGTAGCGTCTCGCCAGCCGCCGTGGTGAACGTGACCGCGTAGCCGTACGTGGCGCCCACCGTATGGGAACTGCCCGCCGCTGGGGTCGGCGCGGGCGCCACGCTGGGCGCATTGCCCGTGCCGATAAACGCCCCGAGCCCGCCCAGGCCACGGACCCCGGTATAGCTGAGACGCTGCGCCGCGACTTCGACCACGCCGCCGCTGACGGTGTAAAAGTTCTGCTGGTCGCCCAGGTCGATTGGCACCTCGGTCGCGAGCGGCGCAATGTCAATCGCGGCGCCGACGCCCGCGCCGCGCGCAATCACCCGCGTCACGACTTGCGAGAGATCTTCCGCCAGCTGGTGATCGGCCGAGCCCTGCGCTTGCGCCTCCGTGATGGGATTGGCGGCGACGGACTCGGTCAGGAAGACATGCAGATCCGCGGCATAGTCCAGATACCAGTAGCCGCCGATGCGCTCGCAGATGGCCGTCAGGCACGTCGCGACGGTTTCGTTGGTGAACGTGATTTCGTCGATGGCTGGGAGCCCGGCTTGCACGTTCGTCGTCGTGACGCCGCGCGCCCAGTTCAGGACAATGCTCTTGACGATGTCCGTCGCGCTCGAGCCGACGAACTTGTAGAGCACGCGCGTCCGATTGAGCAGCCAGGTCGGATCGATGCCCTGCAGATCCCAGGCGACGTTTTGATGCTTGGACTCATAGCGGACCGTCGTCTGCAAAATCCGCCCGCCGAACAGCTGATGATCGACGGTGCGATCGCCGCTGAAGATCGACAGCCGTTGCCCGGCCACGGGCGTAAACCCGTGGCAGCTGATCGCCGCCGTGTCCGGCGCATCGTTCAGGACGTGATCGACCGCGGCGCCCTCGATGCGAAAGTTTTGCGTGCGGTCGGTATCGTCGATGTTGCCGAAGATGAGCGGCTCGTACGCGTCCAGGCGAAAGGCATTGAGCCGCGCGACGTTCAGCCGCGCGCAGCCGGGCACATGGACGTGTGACGGCATTAGAACCGCACCCCGTTGCGGCGCATCTCGTCGACGAGCTTTTTCGAGATGTCGCCGGCCTCGGTGCTGTTGACGTTCACGTTCAAGGTATTGCCCCAGGCTTGCCCGGCCCCGGTGACTTCGCGCCCCGCCTGCAGCCGTTGCGACTGCTGATAGCCGCCCGTGGCGATCTGTTGCCCGACGAAGATGCCGGCATCGCGGTACGCCTGCTCGAGCACCTTCCCCGCCGCAATCGACTCGGACGCGGTCATCCGAATCGCGCTCGCCGCCTGATTGAACGCCACCGTCAACTGCTGCGTTTCCTTCGCGGCTACGGCAATCGGCGGGGCGATCTTCTGCGCCTCGTCCACCATGCGCTGCGTTTCCGCTTCGTACGCCGCCGTTTCCGCGGTCATCCGTTTCGTGTCGGTGATGATGGCATCGGCGGTGGGCGTGAACTTGGTCCCGACGTTCGCCCACTCCGACCCGAGTCCCGTCGTGACCTTCCCGATCGTGACAGTCGCGTTATAGATCTCGTTGAGCGCCGCGGGCGCGACCTTGCCCCATCGGTCGTAGGTCTCGACGGCCTCACCGACCGCAGCGTTGAGCTTCGCTTGTTCCTCGGCGGTCATCCGCGAGAGGTTGCTGACGCCGCCGAGCGCGGCGACCATCTCGTTCGCCTTCGTGATGCTGTCGCCGCCGAACATCGAATCTTTCAACTTCTGCTGCGCCGCCGCCGCGGCTTCAGCCTTCCGGGTCGCCTCGTCCTGCGCCGCGGTCTGGTCTTTCGTTTTCGCGACGTAGAAGGTGATCGCTTCTGCGGTCATCCCGTATTGCTTCTCGAGTTGCTGGACGGTGGCGGTATGGTTCGCGAGCGCCGCCGTGATCTCTGGCAGCACGTCGCGATGGCTGCGAATCTCCTTCTCCCAGAGCGCCTGGCGATGGATGGCGGTATCGACCGCGGCGGTATGGCCCTTCACCGCGTCGTAGTTGATTTTGATCGCCTCGGTCATATCGGTAATCGTGCGACCCGCCGTGGCGCTGGCTTTCGCCAGCACCTCGGCCCGATTCGCCGCGACTTCCGCATCGTCGCCCCAGCCAAAGAGCGTTTCGGCCGCCGACTGCACCGCCGCATCCAGTCCGGTCAGTTCCCCGATCCAGCGCCCGAGCTGCCAGCCGGCCATCGCGGTCCCGACCACCGCCGCGGCGGTGCCCAAGGCGCCCAACTCGCTGGCCGTCTTGCCGGAGAGCTGGCCGAGTTCGTCGATCAGGCCAATCGGTTTCGCCAACGACACGCCGAACGCATTCGCGGATTGGTCGACCAGCCGCAGCCCTTTCGAAAGGTCTTGCAGGCCGGTCGTATTCGCCCCAAAGCCATCGGCGACTTGCCCGGTCTTGGCGAGTGTTGCCCCGGCCTTCCTCCCCTCGGCGTCCATCACGCCGAGCGCGGCGCTGGCTTTCTGCGCCTCGGTGACGAAGTCGGAGAAGTCGGCTTGTAAGGCGCCAGTCAGAGCCATCGCTATTTCCTCGACACGTCGTCAGCCAGGATGGCGAAGGTGGACTCAGGCAAGGTCTGCACGGTGTCCCAGCTCAGGCCGCTGCGCTGGCAGACGGCAAGGGTGCTGTTGATAAGCCGTCGATAGACTCGGTTTTTTTTAGCGCCTCGCCCGCGGCTTCGACCGTCGCGTGATGCGCTTCGATCGCGCGCTTCACCTCGAGCGCCGTCGCCTGGCGCAAATTGTTCAGCGCGTCCTGCACCTCGTCGGGCGGCAGGCCGCGCACCGGAATCCGCGCGCCGCCGGGGTCGGTCAGCGTCCAGTCGATCAGATACGCGATCACCGTGGCGTCCGTCGTCTTGAGCACGTCGCGCTTGAGGGCGCCGTCCTTCGACTCGGTGTACATGCGCGAGAGCATGGCGATGTACTGGCCGTGATTGAGTTCGGCCCAGACGGTCAGGCTGCGCCCGTTCGAGAGCGGCAACGTCACTTCGCGCGGAATCACGATGTCCGACATTCAGCGCCCCTCCGGCGGGCCGAGACTCGCGGTCAAGGCATCACCGTTCACTTGCAGCGTTTTGGGCAGCACGGGAAAGCACCAGAGCCCGGCGGGCTTGGCGAGGCGCGGCGCCTGGAAGATCAGCGGGAACTGGCGAATACGGAGACTGTCGACCCGGGTGACCCGAGCCGACAGCGTCCAATGAAAGTGTTCGTCCCGGCTGACCGACCAGCGGCCTAAGACCGCCGCCTCGCCCGCGCCCCAGACAATCGCGCCGCGCTGCCCGCCAAACGTGACGGAATTGAACAGCCCCGGCACGGGTGCCCGTTACGCCGCGCGATCGCGGTCGCGGTCAGCTTGGAGCGTTTCCAGACGGGCCATCGCCGCCGCGGGCAGCGTCCACGGTCCCGCCGCCATGAAGGTGCCCGACAAGGCCGGCGCCCCTTCCACGTCGGTGTCGAGTTCGGCGTCCATGTAGGCCAGGCCGCTGAACTTGTGCGGGGTCGCCGCGCTGGGGTCGTTGCTGTGGGGAATCAGGTCGAGCGTCCCCGGTGAGGTCAACGCCGTGGCTTCGATTAGCGACATATCGTCACTGTTCCAGAAGCCCGTCAGGCTGCCGCTGACATCACGCATGCCGGGGATGTACACGCGATTCGTGTCTTGGAAACACGTCACGTTGATTTTTTCGGTCGCGAGACTGAGCGTCCACGACTTGATGGACACGAGCGCGGTGCCGGTCGCCCCGCCGGTCGGGTCCCATTTCACGAGGCCGTCACGTCCTGCACGAATCATGAGAGGTGTCCTTCCTTAGACACTCGGCGCGACTTGCACCCGATAGCGCCCGCCGTGATGCTGCCATCGGATCGACTTGTCACTCGGATCGAGTTCGCCGGGGTCGCGGATGCGCTCGACGCGCACCGTCGACAGCCAGCCGTAGCCCGGCACGGTCAGCGGCTGGTCTTCGAGCAGCGCGTCAATCCGCGCCGCCGCATCGGTGGCCGGCGCCATGGCACTCGTCAAGACCACCGCCTGCACCGCATACGTCACGACTTCGATCGCCCGCCGTTGCGCGGGAGTCTCGCTGAACACGGACACATCCGCGGATTCGTCGAGCGTCACCAGCGCAAACGCGGTCTTGCCCTGCGGCGCGAGGCCGAAGTGCACGCCGCCCGGCAAGAGCGTCGCGAGCGTCGCATCGCTGGCCAGGTGCGTAATGACCGCCGTATCGACCGCGCTGGAATCAGCCACCGGTCACCGTCAGCCCTTCCGCGCGCATGATCGCGGCGACGCGCGGGATGATCTGCTCTCGCGCTTTCATCACGCGCGGCACGAAGTTATGTGCGGCCGGCATCCGGCCACGCGTGCCGCGTTTTTTCGTCGTGCGCGGCTTCGACCCAAACTCGTACGCCAGCGCGTACTTCGCCGTGTTGGCAATGACGACGCGCGCGGCATGTTTCCGCGGCTGCGACTTCACGACCATGCGGCTCGCGAGATAGCCGCTGCGCTGCGGATACGACGCGCCAATCTCGGCCGCCACCGTCGTGCCCAACGACACCAGCGCCGCTTGCGCCTGCGCGGCAAGAAACGACGGCAGCTGCTTGAACTTCGCCTGCTGCACCGTGACGCCGCCGAGCGTGAACTTGATCACGGCAACGCCTCTGCAGCGACGAGCACCAGTTCTCGGCGCTGTTCCTCTGGGTCGCGCAGCCCGACCACCTGGAACACCCGCGGCCCGCGGTCGGGGTCGGTGTAGGTCAGCCGCGTCTGCACCGTGACGCCGGGGTGATACGCCAGCGTGACGGCATGTGTCCCGCTGGCGACGAGGGTATCCGCCGTGAGCCGTTCCATGTCGGCACTCGCGAGCGCGTCGAGATGCACCCACATCGTCGGCGGGTCGAGCGCCGCCCAGGTCTCCGTGAACCCGCCCGCGCCGTCGGGCACCGGGGCGCCGGGGTTCTCGAGGGTGACGAGCTTGTCCATGCGGCCGACGGCCATCATGCGAGCACCGGATCCGTGAACCGTCGCAGCAGGCCGAGC